GAGGCACGTAAGCATCCGAAGCGGTCGTTGGTGATGCGTTCGCTCACGGGGCACCACGTGATACCGACGCTGAGCCTGCGCGAGGTCGTCGCGGGCGACCGCTACCTGCTGTGCACCCACGGCTTGTCCGACCCGGTCGACCGTGCGAGCATCCTGGCTGCATTGCAGATCTCCGACGTCGAGCTGTGTGCAGACAAGCTGATCGAACTCGCCCTGCGAGCAGGAGGCGCAGACAACGTCACCGTCGTCGTGGCCGACGTCATCCCACGTCCCTACGGCCGGGCTTCCGACGAAAACGCCCTGACCCACGTCTAGCGCGGGCCAGGGCGTCGTCGTACGAGTCGTCCTTAAACGTCGTAGTACAGCGCGAACTACGTTCTGGGCGTTTGTCGGCGTTTGCTGAGTTTGCCCGGTTGGCTGACCTGCGCATTTGCGTTGGCACGTACGGGGGGTGGTCGGGAGTTCTGCGGGCGATCTGCGGGTGACGAAGACCGGACCAAGTCGGGGCAGGAACCTGTCTCTTAATCCGCCAGGAGTGCCCGATGCAGACGACTGAACACCTCGTCCGCTCCGAGGTCTGAGTTGATGGCAACGATGTCGGCGATAAGCGGGCTGTACTCCGCAACCTCAGACCGCGTGACGCCGTGCCAGATCGGCAGTAGGACGTTTCCACCGGAACTGAAGTGCTTGTTCACAGCAGCATTGAACTCGCCCTTTCCCCAGCCAGGGTTTGTCAGGAAATTGGGGGACAAGACTATGACGCACCGCTTGCTGTCTCGTAAGCCTGCATCGATTGATGCGGTCAGACTGTCGCCGGGTTTTAGGGAGTAGGCGTCGTACCACACCGGGCATAAGACGCTGCGCAAGCGACTCGCCAACGGTTCAACGAAAGTGGCCTTGTCCCGAGAATCGTGGCTAATGAATCCGAGGGGCCGCTCATTTGCGTTCACGAAACTCTCGTAGCTCCTGTCTCGGATCTGAAGGTGGAGACCCGCATTCGAAGCACTCACCCGCAAGCGTTCCTTGGTTGGTTCACCAAGCGTTGCCTCAACATACAAGTACACGCGACCCGTGAACGGCAACTCGTTAGACGAGGTTCCGATAGGGTCGAACAGCGGGTGGCTGGTAGTCGACTCGACACCATTTCGGGCGAGCCCAAGCAGCTCGTCGTACTTCGCAATCAAGAGTAGGAGACTCTCCTCCGTCGCAAACTGTTCAGTGACGTAGTAACCCATAAAGCACGCGTACACGTCGTACGCGCTATAGGCCCGAGTGGTGGCCTTGCAGACAACCGCGCCCGAGGGGTCAGTCAATGTGACTTCAGTATCGACCGACATCGTCATGGCGTGTTCCTCGCCTTTGAAAAGCTCCCCAAGACTCGCCATGCGAGCATTGTGCCGTAGCGCCGGTGCTCCTCGCGGCGAGTTCCCGGCGCGAAGTGGCTCCAACCATGAGCACAAACGACAACGACCCCCTGGCCGGAAAGGTGCCAGGAGGTCGTTGGAGTGCAAGCCGAGGACGGATGGCGCACTCATCCGAGGACCCACAGCCTCGGAAGTTGGGTGCCCTCGCGCTGCTCCCACAGCAGCCGAGGGCGTGCGGCGCAGGAATCGAAGTCGCGCCTAGCTGCCGGTGATCACACCGGCAGCGTGTTGGGTTGCCACCCAATCATCCCCGTCACTTGAAATTATTGGGTGGCAAGTCATTTAGTTGCAGACGGCGGTGACGGTCCACCAGTAGTAGCGCGGCGGCGTTGACACTAGGCCCCGCGATACCCATTGCGGCGGACCGGCAATGCGATACCGCACAGAATCGATAACGAGGAGATCCCCGTGCCTCGGAGTGAGTTCATCGACGGGCACACCGACTAGGCCGGTCGTGTCCACAATGCCCCCGTCAGCAGGACGCCAGGACGGACCACCGAGCACTAAACCGTGAACCTCGCCGATCTCGGTTGCATCGGTGCCGACGTGGACGACGTTGCCGTCAGCGTCGACTGGATCGCCATTTCGATCACGGGACACGGGTCGATACAGGGTGCCGCTAGCCATCAGAGTGCCTGCACTCGGTAGCGTCCCAGCACCCGTTGCTCGTTGATCGTGAATCCGTTGAAACCCGTTCTCACGTCTACCGTTTCGGGACCGGCTGACTCGGACATCGAGAGCTGGCGTGGATGAGCCAACAGCCGCAGAGCTGCCGGATAGATCACGCCGTAGAGGATCTCGTCGTTCGGCTGGCCATTAGTGAAACCAACGCCGCGAGTCCATGAGGAGGCTTGCGCGGCGAGGACGGAGAGAACAGCCGACGCCTGCCCTACGTCGACCGTCCTCCCCATGAGTGAGGCCAGTACGGAGGTGTCTGGCGCTGGCATGGGTTACGCCGCGTCGTACAAGCGGACGATGCCTGCCGGGTTGGCGAAGCCGAAACCGATTCGCGAGGTTGCGCGGATCTGTACGGCGTCGGCGTCGAAGGCAATCGAGCTGTCGGTCACGATGGTGGTACCCGTGCGTCGGACCACCAGTACCTGTGACTGGTCGACGGCCCAGGCGTTTCCGGCGGCGACGTGAGGCGAGACGGCCACCGTCAGGCCAGCCAGGGTGACACCATCGGCGACGTTGTCGAAGAGACCCTGGTTGCTGTCGCTCTGCGTCTTCGCCTTCGCCAGAGCCAGCGCAACATCGGGTGCCAGCACGATGTGCGTCAGGTTGGCACCGTGCGAGAGTGCGGTGTTCTTGGCGTCGTGGATGTTGTCCAGCGACTCCCACGCGCTGCCGGTGTCGATGGTGCTGTACGCGACGGACAGAACTCCTGACGGCCCGTTGGTGGTCGTGTTGGCGAAGTAGGCCGCGTCGATTCCCTTGGCCAGCGAGCGGGCCAGCGAGGTGCCGATCTGGGTCGCGACGGCAGGCTCACTGTCGGAGGCACTTTCGTTGGAGACCTGTGTACGACCGGCAACCTTCTTCGGGATGATCTCCAGCTCGCCAGTCGTTGGGTCCGCCAACGTGATCGACGTGTTCTCAGCGAACCACGCGGTTGCCGGGTCGGCGGTGAGCAGGGGCACGCGGATGGACTGGCGCCGCGTGTCAATGACACTGGACACTGTAAAAGCTACCGACTTGGCGGCGACCACGGTATCAACAAGGGTGCCGTAGTCTTCGGGGGTCCAGGCTGCAGCGAGGGCTGCGTTGGTTACTGCCATGGTTGAAACTCTCTATAGTTGAATGACTTTGATGTTTCGCCAACCAGGACGTAACGGGGACGGTGAGCGCCAGGCTCAAGGGTGAGGGGCGTTGCCAGCCAGGGCAATTCGTCACCTCTAATTGTACGTGCTAACGCTGCTGGAGCAGTGAGGCGAATGTGGGTGCAGCCGCGCTGTCTCCCCGATTGCCCTGTCCGACACTGCCACTGGGACGTGGACGCTTCGCATAGTGCGGTCGCGCGGTGATCAGCTCATCGACCTTCGCCGCAAGGGCGTCGGGGTCGGCCAGCAACTCGGGGTTGTACTCCAGGTCCGAAGCGTCTTCCAGCTTGTCGAGTGAGGCCACCTTGAGGGCGAACAACTCCCGGCTCAGTTCATCGACGCGGGTTTCGGCCTCACGGGCACGGGTACGGAACTTCGCGTTCTCGTCGCGGAGCTTGCGCACCGTCTCGGCGGGATACGTTTCGGGCTCTGTATCGTCGTCTGCGGCGTTGGAATCGCTGTCCGGCGTAACCACGTCGGACGGGTCCTGTTCGTTTGCTAGCGTGGCGTCTGGGCCGGTGTTTGGGTTGCTCATATCGTCCTGTCGTTAGGATGGGTCGGTCTGGCCGGTCAAGTACCTACCGAGCTGCAGATCCTTGGAAATGGTTGCGTCGTGCTCCAATTCGGTGAGCATCGAGTCCACCTCGGCAGCGTCGTAGCCCAACTTCTCCAACACGGCACGACGCGGCAGAAGGCCAGCCGAGTACATCTTTACCGACCAGTCAGCTTCGCTGGCGAGGCTTCTCGATGACGGGTCACTCCAACGGATACGGGCGGTGACGGTGTCGGGGTCCACCGAATCACGGATGGCCACGATGAGACGGGCCAACCGTTCGAAGCCACGGGAGAAGACGAGTTGCTTCTCGGAGCTGCGGGCGGTGAGGGATTGTTCTGCGGCCCTGAGGCTTTCGGCGCTGGACACACTGCCGCCCATCTGCGTCAGGCCCAAGTAGTGCGCCGGAAGAGCGGACACGGCTTGCGCCTGTTGCATCAGAATCCGCACTGCAGCCTCATACGAGGACAACGACGTTGCCGTCAGTGTGCCGAATCTCGCCGATGGATCGCTGGCGAGCATCATGGCGTTCTCGGGTGGGTACGGGTTGACTGCGCGAGTCATCGGTTCGCCGTCGTCTCCCAGGACGACGTTGCCGTCCTCATCGATCACGGGCTCTTCCACGGCATCGACGCCGCTGACCCACGCCCGCTCGCGGCCCGAGTACGCGGAGCTGACCATCATGTCGGCCAGGACCGCCGACAGGGCCTCTTGAATCACCTTGAGGTCTTCGATCTCCGAATGGCCCGGTTCCCCGACACGGTCCTCATTGGTCAGGGCGGTCACGTTCACGGTGCCCAACGGATTGGGCAGGGTCTCGCGCAATGAGTAGTCGGTGGTGACGGCGTTCGTCGTCGGGGACGCCCACTTTTCGATACGGTCGGGCAAGTAGATGACGACCCAAGTCTCGGTCTTGGTCACCCATTTCTTACACGCGGCGACGACCTCACGCGTCTCTGGATCACGTTGCACAACAACGTGTTTCGGACTCTCGGCGGTGATCAGTGGTCGGCCCGTCGAGTCCACCCAGGCGATAAGGTATGACTCACCGTGTAGTAGAGCGTCTTTGATGGCACTCGCGGCGACGGCGTCCATGTCCAGGCGCTGCCACTCGGCATCGATGTCGGCACCGCTAAAGGCGACGATCTTGGTCCGTTCGGCAATGGACTGAACGCTGAGCCTGCACAGGTTCGTGGCCAGCCTTGGCAGCCGGTCACCCAGAGCCTTGCGCTGATCGGCGTTCAGAAACGACAACGGGTTTCGCGCCGAGTAGAACCGGTCGTTCTCGTGGATGTATCCCTGACGGGCCTGCAAGTCGTCAAGCAGGCTGACGACGTAATCGGGGGTCAACACTTCTCCTAGTCGATGTTCAGAACGACCACGCGCCGCGTGGCTTCTTCGGGTTGGCGGCGTGATGGGCAGCCCGGTCGTAGGCGACGATGGCGGCTACGGCGGCGTCGATCTTGCGAGGCGAGGACTTCTTGTCCTTGGCGACGAGGTCACCCATGGGTGTGCGTTTGGCGATGCAGTGCGCGAAGTGCGCAGCCAGGCGCTCGTCGGCATCGTGGGTTACCTGGCCGGTGACGACGGCTTGATAGAGCCGGTCGGTGGCCGGTGCCATCTTCGCCGCGTGTGCGGTGTTCCATTCGATGACGCGGGTAGCGCCATGGCGCTTGGCCCACTGCTCAAGATCGCTGCGCCAACCCCACGGATCTGCAGCCAGCTCCACCACGTTATGCGTGGCGAACATGACGTGCACGGCCTGCGTGACCTCCTCGCGAGGCACCCGCCAACGGGGATCTCCAGGGTTCTCCCACAGGCCGATCACGAATAGGTGACCGTCCAACGTGCAGCCCACCAGCGCCGTGGAGTCGCCACTCGCGGATCCGTCGAACGCGGCGACGATGGGCTCACGCGGCCCGACTTCGCGCGGGCCTTCGCACGCATCCCACGCTCCCCACGGAAGCCAGGCATCGACGCCTGAAATCCACTGTCCCATACGAAGTTGTCGAAACACGGGTTCCCGCAGTGTCTTCTGCACCGACGCCAGCCCAGTCTCATCGAGGAACGGGCGCTCGCACGTCATCGCGGGATTGGCTACCCGCCAGGCGTCCCGGTCATCGAGAGCGCAGCCGTCAGGGGCCGCGTACTCCTTGAGGTAGAAACTCGGGTCGCTGCCTTCGCGGCCATGCTGAACGAGCTTCCACATGATGCTGTCCGACGATGCCGCAGGCGTGGAGATAGCCAGCGTCAACGATTCACCGGCTGGGCGCTTGCCCGCCATGGAAGTAGCTGCAGCCCAGACCGATTCGGTGACCACGTGCAGTTCATCGACTATCAGAAGGCTTGGGTCGTACCCGTGGAGAGCGGATGCATCCGCCGGAAGGGGCAACAGCGTGGCGTCGTTGTGGGGCAGGTAGAGCCGGTCGGCGTAGACCTGCACATGCTCGCTGAGGACTGGGCTCAGCTCCACGATGCGGCGTGCGTAACGCAGGACGTGACTAGCCTGCCTGGTGTCGGAGGCCACCACCAGTACCTCTGCCGATGGCGCTCCCACGAACATTTCCGCCAGCGCCAGACACGCTGCCAGCATCGTCTTCCCGTTAGACCTCGGGATGCTCACCAGAGCCGTGCGGATGTCGGGCGCGAACGCGCCATCGATGATGTCCTTCTGAAAACTCTGCAGGCGGAACTTCGTCCCGGCACCGGCACCGCGAGGGATGATGCAGTACGTTTCGATGAACTTTTGCCGCCGTTTCGCACGATCACGCGGCCAGTTCTTGAACGACAGTGGCTCAACAGCGATTTGACCCTTCGGCCCAGGTCGGGTGCCCTGCGTCGGCGTGGGGCGTGCCATGGGCGTCCTTCCAAAATTGGGCGAGATCGGGGCGTATCGCGCGGAGAGTGTCCGGTACTCGGGATTGCATGATGGGTGCGGAGATCGATGTACCTGGGATCGGTCCCTGGGGCTTGCACATCGCCCGCGCAAGCTCCGAGGGATCGAACGGTTCTTCGCCTAAAATCCCGACATGAGCGATTCGCCGGGACCGGGTTGGTGGTTGGCGTCTGACGGGAGGTGGTACCCGCAGCGTTGGGAGTACCAGTCCTGCACGACGCGGGGTATCTATAACGACGTAGACGGCCCAGTGCAGGAGGCAATGCAAATGGTGGCTGCCCTCGGTCAGCACGGTTGGGAGATGGTCAATTTCACGGTCCAACCCCATTGGTTTATTCGCGGCATGGCGGGTAACACTCGCAGTGACAACAAGGGGTGGAGCGTCGTCTGTTTCATGAAGCGGCCCATCGCTTCGTAGCTCTCGCTATACGCGGTCGACGCTCTCTCCACGTGCGGCACCCTTGCCAACATTGCATCGCAGGCACTCCACACTAAGCAGACCCAACCCGAAGTCCTTGAGCGTTAGGCGCTTACCGGCTTGGACCTTTGCCCAGGCGGCGGGCGTGTGGTCGACGGTGAGCGGGTTCGTATGGGTTCCCGGCGTGAGGCAGGTTGAGCACCACGGCTGAAGTTCTCGCGCCTGTCTACTTAGACTTTCCCACCAATGCCCGTATCCGCGCGCCTTGCGGTCTTTGGTTGGGTGCTTGGGCCGATGCTCGGGACAGCGAGCCTTCTCTGAGAGCGCGCCACACGCGTCGATGTAGCACGGCTTCAGCAATGCCATGGTGGCCCTTTGTTACCGTGCGGCTGAGAGTTCGATGTACAGCTCGGAGATCTGGCGTTCACGGTCGGCCAGTTCGATGTCCCGCTTAGCCAGTTGACCGAGTAGCCAGTACACGGCGATGTCGCGTTCTGCGAGTAGTTCGGCGGGGTCTGCGCTGCGCGGGCTGGGAAGGTAGTCGGCGGGTGTCAGATGGCGTGCGCTCATCGGTTGATCAGCCGCAGGAGATCGGTCAGAGCCACACCCTCAACAGGATGATCGACGAGGCGACCAACAAGAACATCATCCGCTGTGAGGTATCCGATAGTCCTGCCGTCGACCAGTTCGTAAACGTCGAGATGACCGTTTCGGCTGGGCCATTCGTGACGGGCGTGAGCGCGGACGCGGCTCATCATCCGTTCCCATCGATGATGCTATTCAGCTCACGGTTGAATGCGCGGGTGGCGATCTCGGCGAAGTCGGGGTGTTCGGCGAGTTCGCGGGAGAACTTCATTTCGATGTGCAACTGGTCTGGTTCGGTCATCGTTTCCTCTTCGGTTGTGGGCGTGCAGGGATGGCGTAGGTACGAAGTTCGGCGTACGGGCGGCTGCAATGAGCGACCACTTCGGCTGACCCTCGCGAGGCAGTAGGGTGTGCGTGAATCGAGGCACACCAAGGGCATTCGCAGTAGATGAACTTGCCGTTGACCCTGACCGCCTTGGCGACGGGGGATGTCAAGCTGTCCAATCCTCTTCGAAGAGAAGGTCACGCATGCGGGCGATGTAGTCGCGGGCGTGCTGGACGAGGAACGCCAGCTCTGCCTCAATGGTCAGACCCTCTGGAATCTCGGGCGTGACGTAGGTGACGTGATCACGAATGCCTTCGGCAGGGCTGCTGTTCAGCATTGCCGTGGAGACAGGGATAGCGTCGCCAGCCTGGAAGTGCTTGTACAGGAAGTCAATCCAGTTCCGATAGGTGTCGGCCTGTGCGAGTGTCTTGCGGGACGCGATGCAGTAGTGGTTTCGTGGTCGGTACCCGCCTGTGCGGGTGTCGCGGTGCCGGTACAGCTTGCCGTCGTTGGTGACGGGTACGCCCTTGCCACACCAAGCGCACTCAGCTTGCATGCTCTTGACGATGGTTTGGTGGCTCATCGGATTCCTATCTTGCGCAACGTCTTACGTTGAAGTTTATTGGCAGGGAGGAGGGGATTACAGGGAGACCGGTTCTCGGTACCTGTCCGTGCGGTCGTGGAAGTGGAGCGAGCAGACATTGCACGCGGCGTTCTCGCAGTCCTGGCAATACGGGTCCGAATGATCCTGCGATGCCGGGTGTTCTCTTTGTTCTTCTACTTGGTCTTTTAGATTGGTGTTCTTTGGTGAGGCATCTAGCCCCATGGGGGTGGGGCATTCTGCCTCAGGGGGGTGAGGCATTTCGCCGCATGGGCGTGAGTACTTATGCCTCAGGGTGACGGTCGCGCTGTACTCTAACCATTCCGCCTCCGTGAACTTTCGTGCCGCGTGAACGTGGTACGTCTCGTATGCCCGCTTGCCCTCGGAAGTGATGACGTGCTGGATGGCCAGCCACCGCGTCTCGGCCAGGGCCTTGAGCACCCTGCCGGTGTTCTTGCGGTCGCGGCCAAGTGCGTCGGCCATCGAAGCTACCGAGACCTCGTAACCGTCTGCGTGGGAATAGATCACGCTCAGGAGTCGATAGCCTGCGTCACTTACGGTGCCGTCGCGGATGACATCGTTGGGAATCTGGGCGAACTTCCCGTAAGGGTTCCCGCCGTGGCGTTTGATGGGATTGCGCCTGCCGGTCATCGGATCCCACGCGTCGAGTCCGCGATCTCGCGAGCGATGTGGGCGTCCAGATCCGCCTTGAGGTAGTACACGCGCCCGTTGCGCTTGTGGCTGCGCGGCGGGCGGTCCTCTGCCCGCAGCCGGTATAGATGCGCGGGACTCACGTCCAGGTATTTCGCCGCGTCTGGTAGGCGCAGCAACGTGTCATTGCTCAATGGTTGCTCCCAACTAGTGAAGTCGACCGGCGCGACAGTGGCTGATGCACAGTGGTATTCGGTCAGGTTCGGGGCGCTGGCCTTGCCGCGTTCCTCCGTCCCTAGTTAATTATCCCATGCTCTCGCGGATTTCCGAATCGTCGCATGTCAGCCATGGTGCAGGTACCCACCGACGACCCGTCACCTGGGATTACAGGGGAGCAGCATGGTTTACCCCATGCCAGCAATGACAGCACGACTCAACACAAAGCAAGCCGCCGAATACCTCGGTATCCCTGAAGCCACCTTGCGATGGTTTCGCCACCGGGGAGACCGGGGTCCAAGGTCCTATGCACTGTCGGCAAGGAACGTGGTCTATGACCTCGCTGACCTCGACGCTTGGGCCGAGAGGCGAAAGGCCGATACCCAGCGCGGCGGCGCCTGATCAGGGGGCGAGCCTTGACCACACGAGTAACATCCCGCGCATGACGGCGTACAAGCGGGCACATCGTGGCGGGGTGGAGGACAAATGGCACAAGCGCGGGGACGGAACTCCCTGCACCAACGGTAAGCACGGCAAGTTGGGCACCCTCGTCCAAAGTTCCGTTCATGGCGTCGGGAAGCGTTGGCGCGCAAGGTATGTCGATCCTTCGGGCCATGAGGTAGAGCGATCCTTTGATGTGAAAGATGAAGCAAGAGCATGGATTACGGCGCAGACCGCCGACATAGTCAAAGGCTCGTACGTTGCGCCGAAGGATGCAGTGATGACCTTCGACGCCTGGGCCGATAAGTGGTTGGTGTCGTATGGGTCCAGGCGTGCGTCCACCGTCCGGCAGGCAAAGACCCACCTAAAGACGATTCGGGAGGAGTTCGGCGGCCTGGCGCTAGGCGAGATCCGACCGTCAATGGTGACGGCCTGGACGGCAAGACTTCAGGGCGATTACGCACCGTCGACCATCTACGCCACCTACCGGCGACTGTGCCATGTCCTGGACGACGCCGTGCACGACGGCCTTCTAGCGCGCAACCCATGCTCTCGCCGCACCGCGCCACCTACAGGACAGGTTGAGAGGTTCTGCCCGACAACCGAACAGATATGGCAGCTCTACGACGGCATGCCGGAACATCTGCGAGTCGCGGTGCTGCTTGGTGCGTTCGCGGGGCTGCGAGTCTCTGAAGCAGTCGCACTGCGGATTGAAGATGTGGACTTCATGCAGGGCATCGTCCATCCAAGGATCCAGTGGACTGCGGGGGATCCGGCAGCACCACTCAAGACGAAGGGGAGTAGCGCACCGATCCCGATACCGCGAGAACTCACGCTGATGTTGTCGGCGTCGGTCGTGCAGTTCCCAGGCGCAACGTTGGTCACTAACGGGCGCGGCAAGACGGTCGGCCCCTGGATCGTGGACAGAGCCGTTGCGCTAGTCCGGGATGACTTGAAGATCGACGGCCTGGAGTTCCACTGCGGACGGCACTACCTAGCTTCGGTTCTCATCGCCGAAGGGTGCGACGTCAAGACGGTTCAGGCCCGCCTGCGGCATGCGTCCGCGAAGACCACTCTCGATGTGTACGGGCACATGTGGCCCGAGAAAGACGAAACCACCCGCGCCGCAATCGGTGGTGTGATCGCGGCGCGGGTGGCGGCGTCTAGCAAGGTTCCTGCGGGCGCTCTGCGGGCGAAACGGTCCTAG